AGGGCGTAGAAGTAAGCGGCGACGACTTAGCGCAGTTCGTTGGCGCGGCAATCCAAGGCTATACTTCAAACCCGACTATGGGTGGACAAGTCGACCCGACACCAGACCGCCCAAATGGTAGTGACTTTGATGCACAGATGGATGCAGACATCGAAGCATGGGAGCGCGAGAACGCAGTGTCCCTGCCGCCGATGTACCGTCAGGGCTTCAAGATGATGCGTCAGCTAATGCAAGAGAACGAAGGTCTCAAGAACAACATGGCTGGCATGATTCAGCAAGCTCAGATGCTAAACAACCAAGCTCAAGAGCAAGCCCAAGGCGCAATGCAAGCTGGTGACAATGCTTACAGACAGCAAGCCGCCAACAACCTTAACGAAGCTCAAGCCCAATTCGACTTGCCAGACGACGCGGAGTCAGACTTCTTCGACTTCGCCTATGGTCGTGGCTACACAGTCGAGGACTTTATTGACCGCGACTTGACCATGAAGGTCATGCAAGACTTCGCGGCTAACCGTGCGACTCCAGAAATGGAGCGACTTCGCGCACTCAACCAGAAGCGTCAGGCATTCACAGGGGCGACACAATCATCGCCATCTGCGGGAGCGGCGCCTCAATCAGCAGGCGATGACTTTATCAACGCCGTAGCTCAACAGGCCATGCAGAAGCGAGGCTTGGTATAAAATTAAGAAACGGGGACGACAGCCGTCCTCGTTCTAATATTTAATACAAACATGAGCAAAACTCATCGCTACGGCCATGAAGCTCATAAAAGAAAAGAATACGGGAACGTAAGTCTTTGGTGCTGTAGACACGAAGACAATTACTGCCCTCAACCACGATAACCTTTTGCGTCAGGAGATAATTATGACTGCAATTTCTGGACTTCGTGGGACTGGTCAGTTCACATCTGACTTCCGTCCCACCAATTACCGGGAGCTTTTCACGCTCCTAGAACCTAATGGTACTGCACCGCTACAGGCTCTTTTGTCTATGGCTGGTTCAGAGGCAACTGATGACCCGAAGTATAACCACTTCCGCGATGAATTGCCTGACCGTAAACTCACAGTCGATGGCGCTGTTGCGTCAACTAGCACAGGCTCAATCACAGTCGACGCGGCTGACGATGAAGCATTCGTAGTACCCGGCACTATCCTCATCAACGTGGATACTGGCGAAGTAATGCGTGCAACATCTGCATCTGCTTCACAGGTGATTACTGTAGCTCGTAACATCGGCGGCACTACTCACCAAATCGCAGACGGTGCAAACATCATCATTGGCGGCCATGCCGACTCTGAAGGTGGCACAAGCCCGACTGCTGTTAGCTTCGACCCAACTACCGACTTTAACTACACGCAGATTTTCAAAACTGCGGTACAGGTATCTGGGACTTTGCAGAACACATATCTGCGTACAGGTGACAAAGAGCAAGAGCAGTTGACCAAAGCACTGAAGATGCACATGGCCGACATTGAGCGCTCAATGTTCTTTGGCAAGCGTCACGAAGAGAACGGTTCTACCGCTCAGCCAACTCGTTACACAGGTGGTTTGACTAACTCAATCACTAACGTAACAGACGGTGCATCCTACGGTGCAAACGCCAACGTCATCACGGAAAAAGAGTTTGACCGTCTTCTTATCGAAGACATCTTCGCATACGGCTCAACCGAAAAGGTTGCGTTCTGCGGCGCTCGCGTCATCTCTAACCTGATGGAAGTCGGCAAGAACCGTTGGCAACCAACTCAAATCGACAATGCTTATGGCGTATCGCTTTCTCGCTATACAACATACGCTGGCGATTTGTTGGTCTATATGCACCCAATGTTCCGTCAAGTGCCTAACATGGACAAGGAAATGATTATCCTCGACATGAACGAAATCAAATATCGTTACATGCAAGGTCGTGATACTCAGCTTATCCGTGACATCCAGACACCTGATTTCGACGGCGTCAAGCACATGTATATGTCAGAGTGCGGCCTAGAAATGACACAGGCGAAGGTACACCACCGCATCAAGGGTTGGAACGCCGTCACCTAATAGGGACGACCCATAACCCGGATAACCTATACAATAGGGGCTAGAGAAATCTGGCCCCTATTTTTTGGAGTATGAAATGCTAAAAAAGACACGCGCTCAAGAGCGCAACGAAGCGACTAAAGAGGCTAAGAAAGCCGCGCCAAAGAAGGCCGTAGCAGAAACACCAAAGGCTCCGAAGAAAGACTTCGCGCTTTTCGTGTCGGCAGAAGAAGAAGTTGTTTCATTTCCTATCACTGTTGCTGGTCAAAAGATTACCCCATTGTGGGACAACGAGCGTGAACACCTAATCTGGCGAGTCCCGACTGCATTAGCAGACCGTTTCGCCATGCACGAATTTGTAGTCAAAGGACGTATTGTCCGCGAAGGAAAATAAACCATGTCTTACCACGGTTCGTCTTCATCATCGAGTGGCTCATCAAGCGGTTCTTCTAGCAGTTCTTCTAGTAGCTCTTCTAGCAGTTCCTCTAGTAGCTCTTCGCACAGCACATCAGGCACCACATATAAGCCGCGCACATACGTTTCGGCGGACATTAAAGGTACGCGCCCTGAGTCTGATGAACCTACGAGAACCGAAAACGGCATAGTGGAAGTTGGGGCTATTGACCTAAAAGGCACACTATCTGCCGACTTAGCTCAAGCGTCTGACAAGGCACACCGCGACCACCAAAAAGAGAAAGAGCAACGGAATAGGTACTCGGCTAACAACCCGCACCTAAACACGCCCTACTCTTCCCTTGAGACATTAGTCTTGCAAGCCTTGCGCCGTTACGGCGACATGCACCCCGGAACAGTCGACGGCGAAGTCGTGATGATGTTTGTCGAGTTTGGCAATCTTATTCTGGAAGACTTGCGTGGGCATCCATACTGGGACAACCCAGAGATAGATTACTATACGCACCCATCTGAAATCAGGCATGTGCCTGACAACATCATGGTTGCTGGCCTCCTGTATCACTATTCAGTGCAACAGCAGTCGAACAAGATTGAGGCTTATGGCCCGATGTACTTCAAGATGATGAACCGTATCCTGTACCAAAAGAAATATGGCTCTGGCAAAATCGAGCTTTCTCCTTGGGATAAGTCTCAAAGGCCAACTGGAGCGCAGGCTTACGACACAAGGAGAAGCTAAGTGTCTACGACTTACGCGCCTTCCGGCGTAAATATTAAGGTATATCCTTATGAAGACTTTCAGGGCATCGACGCATCCCGTGATGTTGGCGCTCTCGACACAGGCCAAAAACAGCACATGGTCGAAATCAAGGATGGCTTTGCCGACTGGCGAGGCACATTGGTTCGCGACCCCGGTGCAGAACAGCGTGCGGCGGGCAACAAGTACATCAAAAGAGTTTCGTTCTTCGGGCGCGACTTGGCTGTATGGGCGCAAGTTGACGGCGGCGGGACATCGCTTCGTTCCGAGCGCGACCATCTTGAGTCGGAAGTTTACCCAAAGAATGCCGTGGTAACTTCTACGGTTTACAACAACAAAGTCGTATTCGCCTCTCGCGACTACGGCATGTACCAGTATGACGGCTTCAACTGGAAAGCAATCGAAGCGAACTCAGACCCACGCCCAGCATACATCGCTTCGATTCAGCGCCGACTAGCGGTAGCTGGTATGCCGGGTAAAAGAACAATCATCGACTTTAGTCGTGTAGATAACGAAGAGGTATTTACCGAGGATGAAGATGACGGCGCCGTACAGGTAACAAAGGCCGCTGACATCGACGTCGGTAATATTATTGGTACTGCTGATGAAATTAAGGGACTTGGAGTATTTGAAAACAGCCGCCTTGCGGTTTTCACAAACGACCAGACTTTGGTGTATTCACTCCATCCCGACTTCACAAGATGGCAGATTGACGACAAAGCCAACATCAAAGTCGGGTGCATCAGCCACAACACAATCACACAAGCTGGCTCAGACTTATTGTTCTGCTCTCGTGACGGCATCCATTCTTTACGCCGCTCTGAGACTAACGGTATCACGATTTACACGATACCTATGTCGAACAAGATTGACCTAACCTACAGAGAGCTACTCCGAAACGTAAGCGACCTAGAGACAATCAGCGCATTTTACGACCAAGACGAAGGTCAGTATCATGTGTTCTTCCCCTTCTCTGGACAAATTACAAAGCGGCTCACTTTATCTCTAAACCCTATGCAGGGCGGAGAAAGTAAGTGGTCAAGCGGAGAGTTCCTAAACATGACTTGCGGCGTCCAGTTGGGCGGCAAGACTTTAGTCGGTACACCCGGCGGTGTTTGGGAGCGCAAGCGTATTGAGGATGTGACAACCCACAGCCCTGAGATGGTAGTCACCACACCTATCTTATGGCAGGGCGCAATCAATGACACAAAAGAAAGCTACAGCTTCATTCTCCAAGCCACAGGCAAGGGCGAGCTACAAGTCGAGGCTTTTGATGAACGCGGCAGATACCTGTCAGCCATCCAGTTTCTTATCGAGGATGGCGGTGCGGACGACAAGTTCCCTGATGTTCCGTTACAAAGACAGTATGAGCGTAAGTTTGAACACCGATATAGGGGTGTGCAATTCCGATTCACAACTAAGGGGAAAGGACTGCTCAAAATCATTGGCTTTGCAGTCCAAGTAAGGAGTAGTTAATGGCACGTCTTAGGCAACAACATCCCCAGAACTATGTGAACTCTGGGAACATCCACACAGACTTTGAGAACGTCATCCGGTATCTCAACTCAGCAGAGCTTGGCGACAAGACTGTATCTGAGCTTTTGCGGGTTATCTTCGATGAAGAGGG